CCAACATATACGTATGTATGAGTTCATCAAATAAAGTGATACGCACCAATGCATTCTCATCACCATCGTCATACCATCTATTAATCTGTCGCACAATTCTAGCACAAACTTCACCATCAAACTTGCCATCCCAGGCAATATAATCACCTGCAAACACTTGTCCCCCAAACCTTTTCAATCTGTTATACAACTGGGTCCACTTAGCTCCAGATGGATCAACACCTACTGCAGATGGTAACAATACACAATTCTGATTCATAGCAGCCACAAATGCACCAAAATAAATGCGGCATAACAAATTGTAATCTAATGGCATACACTCGAATGATCTAGTCAATCCTGCTGCTATTTTCTTTTCTTTCCTACGCTCGTCTTTCAAATTGCTGTAGTTGTACCCGAACATTCTTTCTCCTATTGCAGCCTTAATCCAACGTGATTCCAAATTTTCTGCCAAAATGTTCCCTGCTTTACTATTTGCTATGCTATACTCCAAAGGATCTTCACAAACCATATCAAACAGAAAGCGTTTTCCTTTGCTCCCAACTGGTCTCCACACTTTGTAAGGCCTACCAGGGCTTGTCAACATATTAATTCGTGCATATCCTGCAGGAACAACACCATTAATTGCCTCACCTACTGTGAGCAATCTTTTGGTCATTCCCATAGGCGATACCCGACTTATTATGTTGAAAAACACCTGCTCTGCCTTTTCAATGTGGTTTAACGAAAATGGGGCAATTGGAACTGCATACTTCTCTATTGCTTTTTCCATTGGTGTTACATCACATCATTCTATTATTCTCTCATCACTCAGTTTTAACGCACTTGGAAAGGTTACTGGTCTAGCTATTTGCCCATGTAATGCCGAGGGAATGATATCCGTCTTTGCTACAAATCTCTCTGCCCTTTGTGGTGTTGTCTGTCCTACAACCACCAAATTACCCATTGGTATGACATTAATACTTGTTGGTTCTTCAAATCCCTGGGCCACACACATCTGCTTCACATCCTGCTCTAAGCCTAGCGCATCAAT